GGCGAAGACTACGGGATACCTAAGCCTAAGATTACTGACTGGCAAAGTCTAACACCACAACAGTACGCTCACCGTTGTGAAGAGGATGTTAAGATCAACTCAAGGTTGTGGAAGACTTTAGATAAGAAACTAAACAAACTGTATGATGATGAGTACAACAAGGCTCGTCTTATAGACTACCTAACCTTTAAGATGGAGTGTGCAGCGGAGCAAGAGGCCCTTCAGTGGAAATTGGACGTGACTAAAGCTCGTACACATTTAGAGGTATGGGAGACTCTGAAGGCTGAGAAGATTGAGCAATTAGCTGATGCTATGCCAGAAGTAAAAAGGTATAAGATGGCAAACAGACCCCTAGCAATGGAAAAGAAGAATGGGGAGCTATCTGTAGCTGGTGAGAATTGGGTGACTCTTTGTAGGCAATATAAAGTTCCGGTGACTACAACAAAGATGCAAGTGCTGCATAAAGTTGAGAGGGCTAATCCTAACTCTCCTGATCAGGTAAAATCTTGGCTATATAAATTAGGGTGGGAGCCAGCTACTCACAAATATGTTAAGGATAAGGATGGCAAGAATGAAAGAAGTATTCCGCAAATCCGCAAGGATGCAGAACTATGCCCCTCAGTCTTACGATTGGCACCTTATGACAAAGCTATACACCTTCTTGACGGGCTTTCTGTTCTCAGCCATCGTATTTCTGTTCTTAAAGGCATGGTTGATGCAGAGCGTGATGGATACGTGCAAGCAACAATCGCAGGGTTTACCAACACATTGCGCTTCCGTCATGCAAGACCGTTAGTCAACCTACCCTCAGTGGAAAAGCCCTATGGTGCTGAGATCCGTGGGTGTCTGACTGCACCTGATGGGTACACCTTATGCGGGGCTGATATGACTAGCCTAGAGGACACGACTAAACGTCACTATATGAAGCCTCTTGACCCTAACTATGTAGCTGAAATGTCTAGGGATGGTTTTGATCCTCACCTTGACCTAGCTAAACACGCCGGGATAATTAGCCAAGAGGATATTGACAAACATAACTCAGGTGAGAAGTCTCTTAAAGATCTACGTAAGAACTACAAGGTAGTAAACTATTCAGCTACCTATGGCGTAGGAGCCGCTAAACTGGCTCGTGAGACAGGTATGTCAAAGAAGGAAGCTCAGAAGCTACTAGATGCATTCTGGTCACGTAACTGGTCAGTACAGAAGGTGGCATCAACACTACGTAAGCGTGAACTGTTTGGCGGTATGTGGGTTCAGAATCCTATATCAAAGTTCTGGCACAGCCTACGCAGCGAGAAGGACCGTTTCTCTACACTAAACCAAAGCACTGGAGTTTATTGCTTCGATGTTTGGGTTAAGAAATGTCGTGACAAGGACGTTAGGACTGTAGGTCAGTTTCACGATGAAATAATAGCACTTGTAAAAGAAGGAAAGCAGATAGAAACAGCAATGAATATGAACTACTCTATAGAAGAAGTTAACAAACAACTACGGTTGAATGTTGATCTCGGTGTTGATGCACAGTTTGGAAAAACTTACGCAGACATACACTAATTTACTTGACACTACTTAGCTAATAAGCTATAACTAGGTTTCTTTTTTAACGCTCAGAAAGGGCATAAGTATGAATACGGAATTAGCAACTTTTGGTGATGATCTTGAAGCAATGATGGGGATCATCCCGGCTAGTACAGACCAATCGTCTACACCAAGTATAACTAGGGTTACTCAGATCCATAAAGCTATTATGGGTATGCAAGATGTGGGCGGTAAGCAAATAAAAGCAGAGATCCTACCTGTTGGAACATATCAAATCACACAGGGTGATGAGGTTGTGTACGCACAACAAATTACTATTCGCATTATGGCTGTTCGTATGCAATGGTCACGGTGGAATAACAACACAGAACAAATGGAAAAATCAATTATGGCACCCAGTTTAAAGGGTGACTTGAAGGATAACATTGGTAGTTACAATTTAGGGCGTCCTTCTGGGGGCTATGTAGAAGACTATGACAGCTTGTCTGATGCTATGAAAGAGCATATGAAGTCTGTCAAAAGGGTTAAGGTTCTTATGGGCCACCTGTCTGTAGATTCCCCTGTAGATGAAGAAGGTAACTCTGTAAGCACTACTATCCAAGATATTCCATTTATTATGGACGTTAAAAATCGAGACAGTTTAAAATCTATTGATTCAGTCTTAGCTAGAAAACGTCCTATAGAGGTTCTCACTCAGGAGATTAACTTAACAGGTGATATCCAGTCTATCCCTAATGGGCCTGACTATGGTGTTATAGTTGCCTCACCGGGACCAAAGGTTGACATTCAGCCTACTGATAAGGATAACATTCAAGACTTCAGTGATTATATTGACTACGTAAATAATATGATCTTGGAAAAGTATAATGAGAACTGTGAAGATAACACTATTGAAGGAGAGGTGTTCTAATGAATCACCCTGCAGAGTTATCTGTCTACACGTTCTTGCAGAAAGCTATGGCGGGTGAGGTTGCAATGGCAGAAGGGGTGGCTGATAAAGTCGCCTCTGATGTCAAGGCAGCTATGCTAAAGCAGTTTGCCAGTGGCCCTCGTGATAAGTTTAGGTTACGTATGTCTAACATAGGTAAGCCTAAGTGTCAGCTATGGTTTGAGAAGAATGATCCAGAAGGTAAGGAGCCTTTTCCACCTCACTTCCTTATGAATATGATTCTTGGGGATATTGTTGAGGCCGTATTCAAAGGTCTGCTTACTGCCTCTGAGGTTAGCTTCAAAGATAATGATAAAGTTGTTCTAAAACTCCCTAACGGTCAAGAGATTAAGGGAGAGTATGATATGGAAATGGACGGAAGGATTGATGATGTAAAGTCTGCTTCTCAGTGGTCATACAACAACAAGTTTGAGTCTGTTGAGGAAATGCAAAAGAGTGATGGATTCGGGTACATATCTCAGTTAGTTGGTTACTCAGAAGGCGCTGGTAAGGACGTAGGTGGCTGGTGGGTTATCAATAAGAACAATGGCGAGTTCAAGTATGTTGATGCATCCGGGCTAGATAAACAAAAAGTTCTTAAGGGTATTCAAGATGTCGTAGATTACATTGACAATGACGAACCCTTTGAGCGTTGCTTTCAACCTGTTCCAGAGACATATCGAAAAGTACCTAGTGGTAACATTGTGTTAAACGATGGGTGTAAATTCTGCCAGTTTAAACATAAGTGCTTTACCGATCTAAAAGTTCTACCCTCAAAAGTATACAAGGGTAAACTAACGCCACCCCTAGTTAATTATGTTGAAGTAAATGGCTAAGAGAAGACATAACACTAGGTTATATCGCAGTGGTCTTGAAGTTGAGGCCGCTGCTTTTTTATCAGAGCATCAAAAAGAAGTTCGATACGAGAAGCTAAAGATAGAATGGGAAGATCTAAAATACCGCACATATACACCAGACTTTGAGTTGGACAATGGTATTATTATAGAAACCAAAGGTATCTTTAGCGCAGCTGATAGAAGAAAGCATCTTGAAATACAAAGACAACATCCTAAGTTAGATATAAGGTTTGTCTTTAGTAATGCTAACTCTAGACTATACAAAGGTGCAAAGTCTCGTTATTCAGATTGGTGTAACAAGTATGGTTTCAAATGGTCACATAGACTAATACCAAAGGATTGGTTGACAGAGCGTGGAAAACCTTGTAAAGAAGTTAGAATAACTGTAAAAAGAAGGAAAGCCTAATGGCTCGTTATGAAGTTAAAGAAGATGAAGCGGCATTGGTTGTTAAGCCTGTTATAGAAGAAGATGGAAGTTGGTCAGGAGATATTGCTACTGGTATATATGTTTCTCCACATCTTGATGAGGATACACAGGCTCACTTAGTACACGTTATAACTCTTATGTCAGCTTTTCTAGACTGGGTTGAGCAATACCCAGATATCTTAGATGAGATTGAAGATCATCGTAATATGTTAATGGAAGATTATATGGAAGAGAAGAAGAAACCAGAGGTAACTAGAGAAGGTAATGTTCTTCGCCTTACTAGATGGACAAAGACAGAGGGAAGTGCATAATGACAGACTTTGCTATAGAAGAACTCTTTGAAGGTATGGAAGAAGAGTTTACTAAGAAAGAGCCACCAGTAACGGGTCACAACCCAGTAAGTAAACCTGTTCATTACAATCAGGCAGGTATAGAGTGTATCGAAGCTATACGTGCTATGACTTGTAAGATGGATGGTACTAGTGCTTATATGGCTGGTAATGTGTTGAAATACGTTTGGCGTCACGAGTATAAGAATGGGCTAGAAGATTTAGAGAAGGCTCAGGTATACCTTGGTTGGTTAATTGAAAACTATAAAGGAAAACATAAATGAGAAAGTTTAGTATAACTTTTCTTCTTAAGCTTGATGAAGATAATCACATCCTATCCTCTGTACAGGAAGCTCACGAGGAAGATGTTTATGATTACATCAAAGACTTGTTCTATGACTCAGAAGCAATTAAATTAGAGAACTTAAACATAAAGGAACGGCAATGATTAACGAGACAGATCTAGAGGCATTCGGATATTTTGATATGTTTCAGAACAGCCCTGACTACAATAAAGACCCTGTTAGATTTTACAGTCAGTTTGTTGAGGATAAGGTTTTCACTAAAGGTAGGGAGCGTTTATTAGAAAACACTTTAGGTCTATGTGGTGAAGCAGGTGAAGTGGCTGAAAAGATCAAGAAGGTATTTAGAGATAAAGGTAAATTTAGTGATGAAGATATCTTGAAAGAGTTAGGTGATGTACTATTTTATGTAACGGCCTTATCAAATATCTTTGGTGGTAATCTACAAAAGACTATGGAAATGAATATGGAAAAGCTTGACGATAGAGAGCAGCGTGGTGTTTTAAAGGGATCAGGAGACAATCGATGAATAACTATCTACCAACAGACTACCAGAGCTTCATTGCTCTATCACGATACGCTAAGTACTATGACGGTAAGGGGCGTGAGACTTGGGGCGATACAGTTCAGCGTTATATAGATAACGTAGTACACCCCAAGACGGGTAAAGACAGCTATGTTAAGCGTATTAGTGAGGCTATTATGGACCTAGAGGTTATGCCTTCTATGCGAGCTATGATGACTGCAGG